CCATGGATACGGTGTTTGAACAGAAGACGGAATACGACATGATGACCAGCCAGTTTACAAGCCTGAAGGGCTTCCTTGGCGGCTTCTCCGATGAGTTCCGCAGTTATCTGGGGCTGTGTGCTATCTCGAATATTGCGAACAACGTTTTTGAAGATAGCCCGTATGTAGTCAATACCAAGTATACGCACAACGGCTATTTCTTTCTGCCGAGCCGGAAAGAGGTCTACGGCAGTAACGAAAATGCCAACGAGGATGATGAAGTGCAGTTTGACTATTATCGGGATATCGCAACCTCTGACGCCGATAAGCTGATGTTTGCTGAGAATGCGGCAAGCCCGACTACGTACTGGCTCCGCACTCCCTACGCTGGCGGCGCCAATCATGTGCGTATCTGCTACACGGGTAGCGGTGGTGTTCTGAGCCACGATATTGCCGTCAATAGCTACGGGGCGGCCCCGCTTGCAATTTTAGCGTAAGCGTAATCTAACAATCCGCCCCGTTAGGGGCGGAGAAAGAGGTGATTGAGTGGCGGTACGGAAAGGGGATCAGGATCAGGGAAAGATTACGGCGATAGATGCAAGCCGGATTCTTATTGATTACACATACGACAGAGTTCATGACAAGACGCTTCCGAAAACAGACAGATGGCTTATGACAAAAACGATCTGGGACGATGCGGCTATAGCGAGAAGATATATTGTCGTATCAAACAGCATCAGGGTTGAGAGCAAGAGTGAAGCCGAGGAACGGATGCGACTTGAGAAACTTGCAGTCGGGCATCTTGATTCCCTTGCCGCCAGTCTCGACATCCTGCATATTAAAAAGATCATATCGGATGATAGGATGGACTATTGGTCAAAGCTGGTAACCAACACGCAGAATCTGTTAAAGGCTCGCATGAAGGCAACCAGACCAAGCTATAAGCAATTCCTGTCAGAACCTGATAATGATGGGGAGTAAACTATATGTGACCCCGGGACTGGTTGGTTGCTCCGCACTCCCAACGCTGGCAACGCCAACAATGTGCGTATCTGCAACACGGGTAACGGTGGTGTTCTGAACAACAATAATGCCAACAATAGCAACGGGGCGGCCCCGATTGGGGGAATAGCGAGATTCGAGTACCCGAATGGGGAAAGCAGTGCGTCTCCCGCAAGGAGTTTACTTCCCGCATCCGAAAGGAGCGAAAAGGCCACAGGACGGTGGCGGCTCCGGGCATTATGTCAAGAGCCGATCCACCTATTAGCCGTGGTGATTTGATGAAAAACTATTTTGAAAACGCTATAACCTACGGGAATATGCGAAGGGCTTTGAGAAAATGCTGTCGTGGCGTTCGCTGGAAAGATTCGGTCGTAGGATACGAATTACACGCTCCACAGAACACGCATAAACTCATTAAGAGCCTAAAGAATGGAACTTATAAGATTAGCCCATACCAGCATTTCACGATCTTTGAACCAAAGAAACGGGAAATTGTAGCAACACGGATTGCGGACAGACAAGTGCAGATGGCACTAAGCGAGGCTGGATTGTATGACGATATTGTGGAGCATTTCATTTATGACAACTGCGCCTGTCAGAAAGGCAAGGGAACCGACTTTGCTCTGAAGAGATTAAAAGTGCATATGCTCAGACATTTCCGGGAATACGGGAAAGAAGGATGGGTATTGCGATGCGATGTATACCACTTCTTCCCGGAAACCCGGCACGATGTAGCCAAGGAATCTGTTGGTAAGCTAATTGACGATGGCCGGGTAAGGCAGATGGTATTTAATATCATTGATTCCTTTGATGGTGACAAGGGTATTGGTTTAGGCAGTCAGATTTCGCAGTTAACGGAACTGGCAGTGCTGAATGATCTTGATCATTACATCAAGGAGAAATTGAAGATTAAAAGGTATATCCGATACATGGATGATTTTCTGCTGATTCATCCTGATAAGGAATATCTTAAATACTGCTGGAAGGAAATTGAAAAGAAGCTTACCGAAAAGGGACTGCGGTTAAATGAAAAGACCCTGATGCATCCGCTGAGACAGGGCATCAATTTCCTTCAATGGCGTTTCGTGCTGACCGAAACAGGCGGCGTGAGAATGTACATGAGCGGAAAGAAGGCCGGGAGAGAACGAAGAAGGCTAAAGAAGCTGGTAGCAGGAGAAGCTTCCGGCTGGCTTGCTCCCGGAACAGCGGACAATAGCGAAACTGCTTGGGAAGCAAATGCCGCACATGGTGACGCTTATTACAAGCGCATCAGGATGCGGAAGTATTTGGAGAAACTGAAAGGAGAGATTCAGAATGGCAACGATGCAGGAGAAACTGCTGAAAGCCCAGCACGATGCGAGAGTGGCGAGAGCCGAAGCTGTGAAGGCGGCGGCAAACGTGGATTATATCGCCATGATGGCAGACATCGAAATTCCTACTGAGGATGAGGAACCGATGGAGGTGGGCGAAGATGAGTAAAAAGTTTGCGAAGGTGAAGCGGTATTATGATTCCGACCTTTGGAACAAAACTATGGTTGCGGATGCCGTGAAGAAAGGCTGGATCACGGCAGAAGAGTATCAGATCATCACGGGAGAACCATATGAAGGTTGATGTAGGTTTGATGACGGATATTGAGCTTCTGGAGCTTTTGCAAGAGATCGCAACGGAAATCGAACTGCGGCTGATGCAGAGAGCCGGAGAGCTTAAGGATGATCTGAAACAAATAACACTTTAACACAGATTGACCGGGGATGATGAGGGCATCTTCCCCGGTTTCCTTTTGGGACTGCGCGAGGTGGTGATGTCATGGTCCAGTTCCTGATCGGTATGCTTGTGGGCGCCTGCGCGACCGTTTTCGTGCTGGCGCTGATGGTCGTTGGAGGTGGTGAGGATGATACAAAGAGATGATCTGATCCGGCTTTTTCAGCGTATGTACAAAGAACACTGGAGCTACGAATGGGGCGCAGCGTCGAAGGGGTGCGTAGACTGCTCAGGAGCGCTGGTTTACGCTTATCGGCAGCTGGCCGGGCAGAGCGTCATACACGGGAGCAATGGCCAGGCACGGCGCTGGATCTCCGGCAGCATGATGCCGATCAGCATGGCGCAGCCTGGGATGGTCGCCTTCAAGGCCCGGAAGCCTGGCGAGGAAGATTATGATCTGCCGGAACGGTACAGAGAGCACGGCGCAAGCTACACCGGCGACCTGATGGATTATTACCATGTAGGACTTGTTGACGAGGATCCGCGGTATGTACTTAATGCCAAGAGTACAAAAGCGGGATTCTGCCGGGACCAGCTGGCAGCGTCACACGGCTGGGACTTTGTGGCATATCTGCGGGACGTGGAGTACCCTGGCGGGAGCGATGATAAAGGAGAAGGTAAAAAGATGATGCAGGCGGTGGTATCACTCCCAAGCGGAGCAGCTGGGTCTACTGTAAATATGAGGGAGCGGGCCATGACGTCCGCGCCGCTGATCTGCCGGGTCCCGGTTGGATCTGTGGTGGACATCCTGACGGATCAGGGCACCTGGTGCAAGATCGACTATAGCGGTAAGCAAGGCTGGATGATGTCAAACTACCTGGAGTACACCGGGCAAGAGGGTGAAGCCAGCGGAGATCCGTTAACAGAAGAAGAGCGAGCCAAGATCGAGGCAGCGCTGGTAGAGATCGAAAAGTCTATAGAAATTGTCCGTGCGACATTAGGAAGAGGTTGATAACCATGTGGGATTTCATTGTTAAATACTGGGTCGAGTTTCTTTTCGGGATTGTCGCTGCGGGCCTGATCGCTGGATATAAAAAGCTGGCCTCCAAGGTGCAGACCAATAAGGACACCGAGAAGGCCATAGCCGACGGGATGCAATATTTACTCATGTTTAAACTGCGAGAAGAAGGCGAAAAGTATCTTTCCGAGGGCCGGTGCTCAATCGATCAGAAACATGAGTTTGAGAAGGTATATAACGCTTATCACGCATTGCGCGGTAATGACACGATAACAGCTTTGAAAGACAAGGTTCTTCAGCTACCAATTTGATTAATGAATAATAATCAATAATAATGTTAATTGGCGAAGGGAGGATTAATTTAATGAATTGGGATTGGAAAGAATGGACTTTGGCAGCACTGATCCGGGCGGTTAAGACTTTTGCTCAGACCTTCGCGGCGATGATCACTGTGGGTGCGGCATTCAGCGAAATTGATTGGCTCCGGGCGCTGTCCGTCTCCGGCGTCGCTTTCGTGCTGAGTATCCTGACAAGCCTGGGCGGTCTGCCGGAGGTGGAGAAGAAGCAACCGCCCGACCAGGATAACAACGATTAAGCTGCTATTTTTAGAATGAAATAATCACCAGCGTGATATAGTGTTCGTTTAGAGTTTCCGCAAGTCCACTTGACCGTACTAAGCGAACACTCGTCTGGTACGGATGGAAGATCGGCATATTTTTGTCGGTCTTCTTTTTTTATACGGAAATACACAAGGATTTTGTTTTCGTAGACCTCCGCCCGCGTAACAAACGCATCCAGCAGGCCGGAACGGGTGAATTCTGGATCTGTGTATCCTTCTCTGAAAAGCTCAAGGAAGCTGATGATATCGTCCTCTGTCGGCTGATCGTCCAGCAGCTTCTCCCCTTCCTTCACCTTTTCGGTTAAGTCTGCCTCTTCCCTTTCAAGCCGCAACAGTTCGTCTTTGGTGGTATTGGTGAATATGCCGGCTTTAATGGCGTTTAGGATGTTGGCCTTCTGAGTCTGAACCTCTGCGAGCGAAAGACGTACGATTTCCAGATCAGAATCAGCGCGGAGCTTATCCTGGTCAAGGATCGTCTGGTGGGCCATCCATTTGATAGAGTCATCCGACAGCACATCGTCCCAAATGGCCCGGCAGATCGTATCCTCCAGCTGATCACGGGGACGGCTGCGCTGATCGCATTTGTGTGCACGGTGGCCGTGGCAAGTGTAATAGAAACACAGTTTCCCGCTTTTAGAGGTGCCGCTGGTTCCGGTCATTGTATCGCCACAGAGACCGCAGAACAGTTTTCCTGTCAGGGAGTAATAGCCGTTTGGCGTCCGGCGCGGACCGGTCTTTGTATGGCTGATTGTTTGCACCTTGTAGAACAGATCCTTATCCACGATCTGAGGGATGGCGTCTTCCTGGATGTGGTATTTTGAGATGAAGGTGCCAATATACCGCTGATTGCTTAGAAGTGTATTAAATGATGACCGATTCCACGCGGAGCCGTGCCGGGTTTTGATGCCTCTGGAGTTAAGGTCCCGACAGATGTCGGCATAGGTTTCGCCGGATCCAACACGACG